AGGCGATCTGTGCGCGGATGATTTTGTGTGTGTCTTCGTGGCGAAAGATCTGGACAAGGATTTCTTGTCCGTTGTCTAAATTGCACCGACCTATCTCATAGATAAAGACTTTCGGTTCGGTCATGTTTTCACTCCCATCGTCGGTACTTCGACCATAGAGGATCGGTGTGCGCTATTGGGGGATTTCGGCGAACACTCTCTGAAAGGCTTGTTTTACAAGGTTCGGAGAGTCTGCCATAGCCGGCGAGATTTCAAAGTGGCACCATGTTCCGCCAGGTGCACCGTGAATGGTGGGCTTGGAGTATTTGCTCCAGGCTTGGCGATCGCATCGGTAGCCGCGTCCGAATGGTTTTGGTAGGTAATCAAGTACGCATTCGAGGCCGAGCGCGTTCGCGTTAGCGGTAACAATGTTTAAGAATGCGACCATTCCTTTTCGGTTCGCTGTCGGATGTTTGTCTGTTGCCGCGAAGGAAAGATCGACTGCTCTTCCGCAGGCGTGGACGGACAGTTCTTCGGAGCCGCGCATGTTTCGGATTCCCCAGCTGCCGAAGTTGTAGAAGGCTTCGTCGCTGTAGCTGATTGCTTGTCGGATCCATTCGTCCATCCCCTGCCGAGGGCCAGGTGCAGCTCCGTCGGAATTACCTGTGTACGGTCTTGAGTTCGGGATTTTAGGGTTCGCTGGGATCACTTTTTAGGTTTAGACCTAAACACATTGACTGACTCGCCGCCTTGTTTGGCGTTGACACCGTTACCTATCGAGTAGCCGATAATCATTGTCAACATCGGTACGCCTGATGCCATGTCTATTTTGTCGGCAATCATTAACGCAGTTAGGCAGAGCAAGCCGCAAAGCAAAATAACAAACTTAGGCAAGTTATTTACAGTCATATTCAGCCAAGTAGTAGTGCGGCTTCGGCGGCTGTTATTCCTAGCCGGTCTAGTACGGCTTGTCGAGCGGTGGCTTTGTCGGCTTCGGCTTTAATGTGTGCGTCTTGTTCAGTTTTCATTGTTGCCCATGCTTCACAAGTTGCTTCGTATTCGGCGGCATCTAACACAATGTTTTCGCCGTTAATGGTTTTAGTTATCGTTGGGTTTTCTGTTTTGATTTGTGTTAGATACTGTGCTTTAGTAGTCATTACGCTGCCTCATAACTTCCCATAACCCAAATAGTATCGCTAGTAGTCCAAGTGAACGGTGTAGTCGAATTGACTGCGCGGTCTTGGTCTTGTAATTGCACAGTGCCGCTAGGCGCATTAAGTTTTGTCAGTGTTGTCGTGCTGCTGCGTGGGTCTGTTGCACCTAAAACTATTTGCGCGCTTGCGTCAAGAAACAAAACTTTTGTTACTGCGTTTTCTGCTGCCGTTGCTGACGCTGCCGTAACAGGCCAAGTAAAAGTGGGTTGAGTGCCGACACTTGATGTACTACCTAAAACAAGTTTAAGCGTAAAGAAAACTGTTTTACCAGACTGCGAATATCGTGCTGTTTGTGTTGCGTTACCTACAGTTAAGTTTGCCCATGTTGGTGTCCAAGCCGCCCAATCTGTAGCGCCAACACTTGCCCACGCCGCGCCGCTGTAATACTGCACCACATCTGTACTTTCCAAATAACAAAGTTGACCCTCTGCCAACACTTTGTTAGAACCTCCAAACGCGGCATCTCTCGTTACTGTGGTCGAGAACACTGGTATGCCAGTGGCGGCGCTGATGTTTTGTTGTGCTGCAGTGAGCACACTGTTTGCCACAAATAGTGGTACTGAGGTTTGCGCGTTTGCTCCCATAGTCCTACCTTACCCGAGCGCGTTCGTGGTGGAAAGGATACCGAAAGTAATGTCGTCCAGGATGAACTGGTCGTAGAGCTGGGTAGGCGAAGTGTAAAGGGTTATTGAGTGGCCTCGAGATACATCGATTGAGTGATCTATTCCTTCTACTGCGAGGAACTGGGTGACGCTTAATGGGGCTCCAGTAGTAAAAGTTTTTGTGATTGTGAGAGTGTCGCCTATTTCAATAGGTGTCATCGTGGTTTTTTCGGCGTCGGTCATGGATGCAAAATAGGTGGAGACTGCGGTGAATCGTGGGAGCGGAATCGGATACAAAAGGTAGTCCGCAAGGGTGGCGGCTTGAGCATTAGTGGACAGAAGCGAGTCGGTTATGGCAAGTGTTTGGGTAAAGTATTGAGAGATCGAAGCGGCGTTACTTGCGGTCTGGATTGTGCCACCAGACTCGATTGTTACCGAACAATTATTGATGACTCTTTGCTGGTCAAACTCTACTTGCAGGGTGTTGTATTTGATGTTTGAGCCGGCGTCGGATAGTGCCGCTACGGGTTGGACAACGGTAGTTCCGATCCTGGGTTGCATGGTAAAAACATTTGTTCGTGAGCAAAAGATTCTTCCTTGTTCGGCTTGTTGGACGCGGTTGAGGTAAGTGTTGACATTCGTTCCGGAAGGGATCGTGAAGGCTCCGAGGGTGGCGATTGGTGCGGCAGTGATTGAGCTTGTCCCTGTGTAGGCGGCTGCGGTGAGGACTGCCGAGACTCGAGCGGCTGATGTTTGAGCGGATGTCGCGGTCTCTGGTAGGAAGCCCTGGGAAAGTGTGTAGATGTCGTCTGCGGCGGCGATGTGATAAGTCGTGAGACCGTCCATCGTGTAAGTCTGATCGTAGTTTGTGACTTTTCCTGTGAAGATATATGTCCCGTTTCGGGACAGTCTGATCGGGCGAAGTGGGGCGAGCCCTGGTTCTTCTGTAAGCAAATTGTAATATGCGGATGAGGTGTTGAAGGCGTCTAGTTGTCGTTCGGTTTTGTTTAATGAGATGGTGACGGTCATTCTTCCTGGGCCAAAAGGATCGAGGACTTGTTTTCGTCCGCGACTAACCGTGATGTTTTCGGCTATGTCGCTAATGTCTACGAAGTCGTTTCCGTCTCCGTCTAGGACTTGTGCTCCGTTCAGTGTTGAATCGTCTAAATAGAATGCGGATGAATCGAAGCCTGTTGACAATTCAAGAAGGTAGGTTCCGCCTGTGACAACGGTTGCGCCTGCCATTAGACAAGTCCGGCTAGAGGCCCGTAGAGCTGTCGATATTGTTTGAGTGCAGAATAAACGGATTGCCCGATTTCGGCAGAGGTGGAGATGCCGCCTTGCACATTGATCGTGACCGATCCGAGTCCGCCTGATTTACCTGATAGCGGAATGATTGCTTCTGGGCCGCGTTCTCCGACCATCGCCAAAGTCGGAGCGGTAACGATTCCTCCGTCTGCGAGGTAAGGAATATTTGGGACGGAAAATCCTTTGCCACCGAGCCCAGGGATCCACGATGGGATTGTGAAAGAAAGTTTTCCTACAGTGTTATTCCACAAAGTAGCGATGCCGTTAAAGAGCGATTTGTAGATGTTGTAAACACCTGTGAAGTATGTTGTCAGTCCGTTAAAGACTGCTTTTCCGCCGGTGAGCATGGCATCAAATACGGTGTCAACAATGTTTCTTACGACATCAAACTTAAAGTAGAGCGCGGCAAGGATGGCGATGAATGCTACGACTGCCAAGATGACAAGCGTTATCGGGTTCGCTACCAGTAGCGCGTTAAATATTGCGACGACGCCGTTCACGATCATTTGTGCGGCTGCATAAACTTTCATCGCGGTATTTAAGATCAAAATTGTTGCAGCAATTCCACCGATTGCGCCGGCAACAATGAGGAAGACTTTGGTGTGTTCTTGTGCCCATGCTCCAAAAGCGATGAGGTGAGGCATTAGGGCTTCGACTATTGGGATGAGTGCTGCACCGATTGATTCTTTTGTTTCTGATAAAGCAATTCCGAGACGCTTCATTCCACCGGCGGCAGTGGCGGCGGCGGCATCGGAAGCCCCACCGAATGATCCGCCGAGGACATTCATAATGTCGTCCAAAGATGCGCCGTCTTTGACCATCGCTTTGATCTCTGGCGATAAGGCTTGTAGGCTTTTCATGTTTCCGCCGTAAGCCTTGGCAAGAGCATCGGAGACCGTTGCAAGGTCTTTACCTGATCCCGCAGAGATATCTTGTGCAAGTGATAGAGCTTTGTTTGCTTCTTCTATGTCGTGCGTTCCTCGAGTTAAAGCCGCCAGAGCCGGACGAAGTTCACTGTCTGCGACGCCTGACGCGAGACTCATTTTTGAGATCATGTCCTCTTCGGCTTTAATTTGTGCCTCGGATGCGTCAGTGACATTTGTTAGCGCTAGGGCGAGCTGTACTTGTTCGGCTTGGTCGTCCATCGCTGCTTTAGTAGCACCGACTAGAGCGAGTCCGATTCCTGCGAGAGCGGCGGCGGCTGGGACTGCTGCTTTCTTGATTGCAAATTGCGCTTTCGCGGATGCACCTTCAAGCGACTGGAACTCTTTTATCGCCTTCTGGGTTCCTTTTGCATTGAACTCGGAGATAATTGGAAGGATTACAGCCATGACTATTGCGCTCCTAAATTACGACTTGTGGCCGCGCCTACGCGATCGACTAGTTCGGTCATAGCTGTATTAAGTTCGTCTTTGTGGGCTTCATATTGACGCCATACTACTCTTGATGAATCTCCGTACTTAGCTGTTAAGTGTTTACCCATAGCGTTAGTTGTAGAAAAGTCAAAGAAAGATGCCGCAGCTCCGATCCACTTAATCGCAAAGGTTGTAAGGTTGACGGTGTTTGACCGGAACTCTTTAGGCGGTTTTGTGTTTATGTACGCTTTGACTTTGTGCTCGGTGGGCCAGGGGTAGACTTCGTAAGATCCTCGAAGTGTCCAGCGTCTTTCCCATCCAGATAGCGGATAGTTGAGTGGTATTGCCGATTCAATGTCAGTCACAAGGGAAGCGGTAATTCTTTTGTAATCTTTGGTGATCTCGCGTCGAAGCGACTTGTCGATCTTGTTCAATTCTTTCAGGGCTTCTTTAAGGCCGTAGATCTCTAGTCGTGTTTCAATTCCGTCCGCCATTACGACCTCTGTTTGTTTTGTTTTTCTAGCACTGCGACAATAGTAGTGAGATCCTGTGCGTCGAATGTGTCAGAGTAAAACTGCGGAGCCCATCCTGTCGCGACTACAAGCTCGGCGAGTTGTCGCCTGTAGCCGCGTCCGTAGGGTTTGGGTTTGTGTCATCCGATACAAGCATCACTTCCATATCTGGATTGTCTTTTACCCATTCGCGCCAGGTGGCAGGAAGTGTTTCGCCTTTAATTTTAAGGATTGTGTGAGCCCAGCAACAAAAGTCGGAAAAGCCGAAGTTTCGTCCGTCTGATGCACGACGGTTTTCTATTCGTTCCCATTCGCACATTGTGAATAGGTTTGTCCAAAGATATTCGTCTTTGTCGTTGCGTGTGACTTTGATTTTGAGTTTCATTGTTTCCTTTCGTCGGGCCAAGGAAGGCCGTTATTTATGGGGTGACATCCGCGCTATAGGTTCCACCTTGGAAGGTGATGTCGACGGTTACTAAATCGCCTAAGGAAGCATTGATGACTGGTAGCGCGGACAGAAAAGTGTTACTTAAAACGAATCCAGGGTTTGTAGCACCGTCGGCGGCGGATGTCGGATTTACTTTTACGAATGATTGCACGCCGACAAGTGGCGCGAGTAATGCGTAAGTTTCACTGGCGGCGTAGCTCATATACATTGTTAAAGTCAATTCATTTTCAAACAAGCCGGCAACATATGTCCTTGAAGTCGATCCGAAGGCGGTGTCTTCAAGCGGTGCACTTGTCACCGTGAGCACTGCGGCGGTGCATTGATCGCTGACATCGGCGATTCCTGCAAGAGTCGTTCCGATTTGGACTTTAGGATTCGAGAGAAGTGTGCTAGTTGCCATGAGTTACTCCTTAAAGGTGATGCTTGTAGTTTGACACATAAAGACGGGTTAAAGGTGGATTAGTCGGTTTGTACCTGGATTGAGATGTCCAGTTCGTATGCCGGCAGGGTGGATCCGCCGATGTCAACATTGGTCGGTCTGCCTCCGACGATGCCTAGATTCAAGGCGTAGATTTTGGCGAGCATGTTAAGCAAGCTTTTCTGGGCGTCTAGGTTCCCTGGGCCAAGGGTCACGATCTGGACTGTGAAATTCAGTTTTGCGATGTTGTAATTGAAGCCTTCAATGGAATCAATGTTGACAAAAGCGCAAGGGGGAACAATGTTTCTTGGATCGTTGACTACTTGGAGGGTGGCAACCGTTTCTAGTTTTGTGACTAGATCATCAAAGCCTTCGTTGAATAGATCGGTGTAACTTGGGACTGGCATTAGGCGACCTGCGGACGGTCAATTCCTAGGAGTTGTCGGATGAGTCCGTTGAGTCCGGTAACGGGGACGGTTCCCATGTTTTGGAATGATGCGAATTGATCCATGGATCCGCGTTGACGGTAGAGCGCGCCTCCGTACATTTGGGCTCCTAAGAAGACATCTTGTGAGGGGACGGTCGTTAGGGAATCAATGTAGCCGGCTTCCATTCTTCGACGCCAGGCGAATTGTGAGCAAGCTGCCGCGCACACTGTAAGGAATGCGGCGTCGGCTGCGGTAGCGGTTCCTATTCCTAACCAATCTTCTAGGTTCGCCGCAGTTACCCAGGAACAAGTCACGGTGTATGTGACTGTTCCTGATGCTGATGATCGAGTTACATTGGAAGCGGTTACCGGATAGAGGACTTGATTTGCAATTGGGATTTGCGTGTCGTAAAGAAGATCTCCGTCGGTGTCAACTCCGATGAACTCAAATTCGGGTAATGCTCTAACTGTGTAGGTTCCGTTGAATGTTGCGTTGACTCCAGCTACAACTATTGATTGCCCGATTTGAATTTCGGATGGTGTCAATAATTGGAGGACAGCGAAGTTCGCCGAAAGATATTTCTCGACGACTGTGTATGTTGCCATGGCGGTAAGGCCGCCTTCCGACTAGGCCTGGGTGATCTTTTGGATCATGCTGGCGTTGGCCTTGAATGTGCAGAAGTATCCGTGGGTGGATACTGCGCGCGTCAAGGTTGTAGGTGCATCCAAGGAAAGAATGCCCTTCCAATCTTCGTAGATCTCAAAGCCGATGTCCTTCATAATGACCATCGTTTTTGCGGCGAAGTTGTTGTCTACAACAAGTTTCAATCCGAGTGGGCCTTGATCGTTGCGTCCGTCGCTTGATACTGATTGTGTGTTGCCTACGCCGATTGCGTTGTTGCCTTGCAAGCCGCCGCCCAAGTTCGCAAACAATGGTCGTCCGGTTGTGTC